TACTAATGGTACATCTGTAGTTTTAGCATCTGGTGCGGCTGTTAATGATAAAGTACAGATTGCTTCATTTTTTGGTAGTGCAGTTAAAAGTATTAATACACAGACAGGAACAACATATACCCCAGTTTTAACCGATGATGCTAAGTTAATAACTTTAAATAATGGTTCAGCAATTACACTTACAATACCGCCAAATTCTAGTGTAACGTATCCTGTTGGTACACAATTAGAATTTATTCAAATAGGGGCTGGGCAAGTAACAGTGGCAGGTGGTTCTGGTGTTACCGTTAATTCGACACCAACATTAAAACTTCGTACACAACACAGTCAAGCAAGTTGTATTAAAATTGCATCAGATACATGGCAGTTATTTGGAGATTTAGCAGCAAGCTAATGGAGATAAATTAATAGAATGACCGAATCACGTAATAGAGATTTAGCTACAAGTATAGGTGCGGCAGTTGCGTCTGACAACATTGCAACAGATGGTTCGCTTGCTATCAGTGGTGTTACTACATATACTAATCTATCTGACCTACCAAGTTCAGGTGTTAGTGCAGGTGACTTAGGATTTGTTACAGCAAACAATGGTTTGTACATTAGGGGTTCATCAGGTTGGTATGTAATAGCACTTATCAATACATCACCTACATATACTACATCTCCTAATTCATCTTATAGTTTAGCCACAGATGGTAGCACAGCAACTACAATCACAGTAGTAGCTACTGACCCTGAAGGTTTTACTATCACATATAGTGCTATAGCAGATAATAATTTTAATGGGCTTGCTACTGTAGCACAAGGTACAGGTAACAATACAAATGTATTTACAGTTACACCTAAAGCAGATGGTGTTGCTACAACTGAAAGCGGTACATTAACTTTTAGAGCATCTGATAGTGTTAATAATACAGATGTTGTTTCTACATTTACTTTAGTATTTAGTATACCTACTGAAAATAGTAAAAAAACTACATTTTTAATTAAAGCTAGTGGTAATGCTGGAACTAATAATACAGTTACCGATTCCTCTACTAGTAATCATACAATAAGTTTATTTAATGATGCTCATACTACTACTTTTACTCCTTATAAAAATGGGGGATATAGCACACTTTTAAATACGAATCAATCATATATTAGAACTGGTTCATCCGCTGATTTTGATATAGGTGGAACAGGTGATTGGTCATATGAAGGGTGGTTCTATGTTGCTCCATCTTACAGTTTCCAAAACGAAACTCGTGGATTTGGTTTAGGACCGTATTACAGTGATAGTAAATCTTTTGGTCTTATGCTCTATGATAATTCAAATAGTAACAAGATTACTGCTTATTGGCATGATGGTTCTATAGATAGACAATTAACATCTACACAATCTTTTAGAAAAGGTGAATGGCATCATCTGTGTGTTTCTAGAACAGGTACAAATATAGCAATATTTTATGATGGCAGTAGAATTGCTCATAATGGTAGTTATAGTGCCTCAATTAGTACAGGTAATACCTATGCATACATTGGTGCAACTGGAAATAGTTCAGAAGGATTTGAAGGATTTGTACGAGGAGTTAGATTTATTAATGGTTCTCATCCTAATAATGCGTCAAATACAACTATAGATGTTCCTTATGAAAATGTAACTGCTATAACAAATACTAAATTGTTATTAGGCGCACTACCTTATTTAAAAGATGAGTCAGGTCAAAATCAAACTTTCACATATAATGGCACTATTGAAAAAAATACATTCAGTCCTTTTGATACAGTAACTTACAATGCTAGTAAACACAAAGGTTCAGTATTTTTAGATGGTTCAGGTGATTACCTTTCGGCAGGAAGTAACAGTGATTTTGCATTTGGCACAGGTGATTTTACAATTGAATGTTGGGCATATCAAACAGTAGCTTCAAGCTATGCTATACTTTTTGCTGTAGGTTATGGAACAACTGGAATTGGCTCACATCTACGAAGCAATGGAGAGATTACGGTTAGTCGTCCGGGAACTGATATTGACCACACTTTTACTTCTGCCTATAATCCTTATGTAAATACTTGGCATCATTTAGCTCTTGTTAGAAACGGTACTACTCTTACCTATTATGTAAATGGTGTTTCTGTTGGAACTGCAACTAATAGTACTAATTATCAGGCAGGTAATTTT